CTAAATAAATTAAAAGTATTAGGGCTGTGTGTATTTGTCACATCTATTTGTGTTTGCTGACCTTGATGTTCACAAACCAAAAATGAATGTATTACTGAAAAACTAAAATCATCACCTGCTGGCGAAGTATAAACAGTATAATCTGTATTTGCTAAAGTAATGTTCATATGAACATCTACCGCTCTTTGTATATATTGTGGTTTTGCTGCTATATCTATCATCTTCTGCCTCTTGGTTTACCGTCTACTCGTATTTTACCAACTTGAAAATCTTGTGTTAAATCACCAGTCACTTTCATAGATATTTGTCTTGCGCTAAATCTAGCGTCTGTATAACCATCTGTTGCAAATGAAAAATTACCAAAATCTGTTTCTGTTCCTAGCGGTGTAAATCTACCTTTAAAACCAATAGTTATAGCTGGTAAAGTTGTAGTTTCTTCGTCTGGTATTATTTGGTTTATTTGTATAACTCTATCACCATTACCTATTTCTATAGGGGCAGTTTGACAAAAAGGCACTTGTGAGCCTATGCCTGGTGAATTAAATAATGGTCTTTTATCATGCTCATATACAAAACCACTAGAATCACATGATATAGGATGATCAAAAACACCCTGGTCAACCCATGCAGTTCTATCCATAGAACCAATAGACCAAACATTATCTATGTAATTCCAAATAATATATTTATTAGGTGTATCTTGTGCTAAATCACCAACAGGAAAAAACCACCATATTTCATTAAAATCTATATTGTGTGTGCCAAATGAATTAGCTTGGTTGTTTACTTGTATGTTGTCAAAAACAAAATCATGTACATCTGATTTAAGTTCTCTTACTCTACCATCAAATGTAAAAAATGAGTTTTCACCCATCCATGATAAAAATGTTCCCGATGATGTAATACTTCTTGGGCTTAAGGCTTTACAATTTATACCAGCATCTTGTATGCCGTATATAAAAGGTGAACCTACATAATACAATCTATTGATACCAACATCTGTAAATATAATAATTTCGTTTTGCCATTTAACTGCATACAAGGCTCTACCGCCTGTTGGTATTTGTAAATCACCTGCTGTGTTTCTTGCAGTAGAGGTCCAATTAGTATTATCTTCTCTATCTGACCAAGCTATTCTTCTTGGATCACCGCTAGAACCTATAGCCACAAGGTGTCTTTCATTACTTACTATTACAGCTTGACACCCAATAGGTGAATTAGAAACTTGTGTTGCTATAGTGTCTGGTGAACCACCGCCTGAATCTGGCCTCCATTGATAAATTTTACCATCACTTGAACAGCAAAATATTAAATGCTCACCCCAATTATCAAATGAAAAATGGTCTACTTTTGTTGCTAGTGTAGAGCTAGATCTTTCATCTCCATAATCTTCTTCCCCATATTCATATGTACCATAACCTGTAGAACTATTTACAATATCGCCAGTAAAACCCGATGGTGTTATGTCATACCAAGTATCACCAAATAAAACATAAACCTTACTTCTTGTTCCTACTGCTAAAACCTTATCACCACCGTTTGTTCTATAGGTATACATAGCTATAGGAACACCTGTCAATGCAGTTTCTTTAAATGAAGTCCATCCACCAATAGGTTTCAAATAACCGTTTTCAAAACGTACTAAATCACCATCTACCCAACGACCTTTGTTGGCATAGTCAGTACCGTTTTTTACTATTCCTGCGGGTGGTGTTATTGGATATAGAGCCATATTTAGCTCCTATGCTGTACGTTTCCACATATAGACAACTATGTATGGCTGTATGTTATCGTGAGCAGATCCACCTGTTGTACCTAGTTCTTGTGCTGTACCGCCAATAATCTCAGCTCCTTTGCCGCTATTTGCACTAGATGTTCTAACTGCTCTATCAATATTATTACCACCGATTCTACCGTCTGTAGCATTGTTGCCCCATGCACAATCATCTGATCCTTGATATTCGTCTACATATAAACTATGTGTATGTTCTGGTATTTGACTAGCTGTAAGGGTGACTGTTTTTGCGCCGCCTGTTTCTTCTGCTGTATCAAAGTCTGTATCAGAAGAATCTAAACCAACCATAACTCTACCAGCACCAAATGCAGCCCATGTACCAAAACCGAGTAAAGTTGCTGGGTTTGTGCTTACACTAGCATTTATATAAATAGAGCCTACTGGATAAACTTTTTCTAAAACATTTGTTCCATTTATTTGTAATTCACCGCCAGTAGTATTTACATTACCGCTTGCTGTGACTGTAGTTGCTGCAACTGTTGAGGCTGTAGTTGCCCCTATAGTAGTGTCATCTATTGCACCACCATTAATATCAACAGTTGTTAAGGTAGCAGTACCACTAATAGTTGCACTATTGAGTGTTGCTAGGCCTGTTGTTGATAAAGTTGTAAATGCGCCAGTAGCTGCTGAGTTAGCACCAATAGCAGCTCCGTCTATAGCGCCGCCATTAACATCTATACCTGTAAAAGATGCTGTTCCTGTAGATGTCAGCGTGCCTGCAACTGTTAAAGTCTTTCCAGAGCCTACATTTAAACCAACGCTTGTGCCAGTTCCACCATCAACAAAAACACCATCTAAAGTATCTAAATCATTATTTAGTTTAGTTCCCCAGGTGCTTGTAGATGCACCTACTTCTGGTTTGGTTAAGTTTAAATTGGTGGTAAAAGTATCTGCCATAATGTTTACTTCTTAATTTTGGATTTTACTAATTCAATCCATTCTGGTTTCTTTTTATATATTATAAAGGATATTATGCCTGTAATTATTATTATATTAAATAAGATTTCCATATTAACTCCAAATTGCGTTTGCAATGTCTTGTACTAATTGATCTTCACCAGATATATCATCGCCTTGTTTTAAATGCACAACTTTAGTTGCAACTACTGGCAATTGAGCATCATCTGGATCATCAAATGTATCATTATATACAACCATTAATGTAGGGTATGTTGTTTCTTCTTCTTGCTGTGGTTCAACCGCAGGATAAGTTTCTACACGTTGAACTGTTCTTACTAATGTTATAGCCATATTATTCTCCTATGGTTTTTGTTATTGAAGTAGGATTTATTTCATCATTTATTTGTGCATCTAAATTTGATTTTAAATTAGCTACTTCTTCTTCTCCCATAATTCCTTCAACCCAACCAGTCACTATCTCGTTAGTTAAATCTGCAAATGGAATAAAGTCTGAACCTATATCATCAAGTGATAAAGATTGTGTTCCATAAACTGTAGCTGTATATGGTACATCTTCTCCATCAACTTCATGTGTTTCGCTGCTTTCAGCGTTTAATCTCCAATGGACGTTGTACACCACATCGGATTCTGACTCGTAATCGGGATATACGTCAACTGTTTTGCAATCCCATGTATATGTGTTTGCCATTATTATTCTCCTATAATGTTGCTATTATAAATGCTAGAAGTTCATTATACCTTACTCCCAGTCTTGTTTGCTCATTACCTTCATCATCAGTCCAAGTTTCAGATATAAACATACCATAATCACCTGCATCTAATCCTTCAGCAGTAAAAGCATCTTGCAAGTCTTGTGCAATTATACCAAAGTGGTATCTAGCATCATCACCTTTTTGCTCTACTGCACTATTAAACTTATATCTTCTTATCAAACCTTTACAAGCTACAGCTACTCTTTGCTCTGCATCTGATAATTCTTGTATATCTTGTTTTTCGTTTCTATCAGATGTTTGTATAGTGCCATTAGTTGCATATATATCATCAAATCTAGTGCCTGATGAACCAAGGTCAATAAGATCATCAACGTTAGTACCATCACCCCTACAAGGTTGAACATTATTTGCACCTGCTGCTGATACAAATTTTAAACCAGTACCAGTAGAGCTAGAACTGCCTGATGCAAAATAAACTGTTGAAGTAGCAACAGAATCAGTTATACCTATTTGACCTTTGGTAGTTCCATCTCTTCTGAATTGAGTCACTACACCATCACTAGTCAACCTATTTAGATATAAAGGCGATCCGCCACTTCTGACAAAAACAGAAGCACCATTAGGGTTTAAATTAATGCCTGTACTTGTAGTAGCACTTATTAATCCTGAGTTTGTAGTTCCTACAAGCAAGTTTCCGCTACTATCTATTCTTGCTCTTTCTGTTGTTGAACCACCACTAGGTTGAGTATAAAAAGCTATTTCAGAACCAGTAGAACTATCGTAGGTTAAAAATCTTGCTAAGTTTGTTGAGTAATCAATTAATAAACCTTCTGATATTGCTGCTGTTGCTGCTCCTCTTATTGCTACCGAACCAGATGTGGTTATAGCACCACTTGTTAATTCACCATCTATGGTAGCAATAGTATCAACTACTAATTCATTTGTTGATATGTCACCAGCCGCTATTATGTCGCCTGAAAGGTGAAGGTCTTTAAATCTATTTCCTGATTCACCCAAATTAATTGTTGCATCTAATCCTGCACCTATATTATCGGTTGGAAGTAATACATTAGCTGCATCATAAAATCTAATGCCTTGTGTGGTACTTGCTATGTAAGTATCTCCACCTCTAGTACCAATCCTTCCAACTGATGAGCCGTCTTTGTTAAAGTTTAAAATTTCTCCATCGGTGCTTAAACGATTAAGGAATAAAGGAGCATCAGAAGTTCTAGTCACAATTAAAGCATTACCATTAAAATAT